GGTATTGTATTATACAATAAACAAGGTTTAGCATCCCCTGTACATTGGATAGGTGATATAAGGATGCCATCTAATAAAGATTCTGGTTATAAGTTTTTTACTTCCAATGAGGCTAGTGATTATGGATCTAATTTATCAGTTGTTACTAAACCTCTTGGTATTGAATTTGAAGTAAAGAATTTACCATCAGACGTAGTAAGATATGAGATAGTTAGATGCGAAAGAACTCTATCTGATAGAACTATATTAGCTCAAGGAGTAGTAAGTTGCATTACGAATTATGATAGAGATTCTAACATCTTAACACCATTCCCATATCTAGCTTATTCAAATAAGCATGGCTATTATGCAAAGACCCACAATAATGGAGATTTCCAATATACCTTTAACTTGTCAGATACACAATCTAACAATTATTTCATGTTTGTATCTCCAGAAATAGCAGTCAACAGAGAAAATGCTGATGCATTAATTGATAAGTTTCAAACAGTTGAAAAGGTAGGATATATGACATCTCCTATTACTGCGGACGGTGATTGGGGAATTACAGAAGCTGGAGCTACAAAAGTATTAGCAAATGCTAGATCTATAAAGTACGATGGTACTACGATAAAACCAACTAAAACATTAGGTAATCAACCTAGTAATGGCTATGTATCTGGTGGGTGTGTTGTAATAAATAATGATGATTTTTATGCAGCATTGTTAGCTAAATACTATGGACTATATGTTGAAAGTGGTGTACAATCAGCTGCAATAGAAAGTGCAAAATATGCTGGTCCTAGTAGTCCTTGGTTAACAAACGGTGATCAGCCTTGGTATAATGCTGAAGCAGTAACCATTGGTGACAAAGTTTATTATAACTGGGTGTGGGATAATATTAAAACTGCAGGAGATGGTGAAGTAGATAAGACTAATGCAAACAATGTTAGAAAATATGGTCCACATGGGATTTGTGCTATATTCAAAAGTGATAATATGATCTCTAACATATCTTTAGCATCAGGATCTTCAAGTGCTAGATATTTAAATGCAGTAGCATTATGTAATATTAAACAAAGTGTAAATTCTTATGGTGGTAATTCCTACTCTGCCGTACAGAATTCTGTGTATATTACTACAGGAGCTAGTGCTGAATCTAGTGTTTCCACAGTGTTGTGTTATGGTGGCGATACTTATTTAAATATATTTGATTATAATAACTGTATGTTTAGTTACAATACAGATGATTATTATAATAATAAGGCAAATAGATTATTCTTAGGTGCGTTCATACCATGTGAATCAAGTGTTAATTTAGCATTAACCCATGCTGATTCATCTATAAATAGAACTTATCAAGCTGGTGATGGATATGCTAATCATTTCGTAGAAGATGATATAGTTACTGTTGGAGATTTATATACTCAAAATACTCCATCATATGCATACAATGACGCATATTCTGCTCAGCCTAATGCAAAGAAATTTGTAGCTAAATCTATCTATAATATAGATAATCTATTAACAGATACTCGTATCATATCTTCAGAACTGAAAACAAATAATGAAGTTACTGATTCGTGGACAAAATTTAAAGTAGCTAATTATCTTGATGTAGATACTAGATTTGGTCCAATTAATGATATGAAACTGTTTAAAAATAATTTAGTATTCTGGCAAACAGACGCTTTTGGCACAGTTGCAGTGAATGAACGTTCTATTATAACTGATAATAATCCAGGTGCTCTTACTCTAGGTGTTGGTGGTATACTAGACAGATATGACTACTTTACTACAATGAATGGTGAAAGTCCAAACCAGTTGAGAGCAAATACTCAATCGGATAGTACCGTATACTGGTATGATAGTAAACGTAATGAGATATGTGGGTTTAATGGTCAATTACAAACAGTATCTAAATTAAAAGGAGTTCAATCTTATTTGAATAAGAATAAAGACTTGTTTAAAAAAGACCCTATTGCAGTTTATGATAAGAAATATAATGAAGTTCTGTTTACTCTAGGAGATAAAACATTAGCGTTTAATGAACAATTAGGAGTATTTACTTCATTCTATAACTATAATCCAGACTATTACGCAGAATTTAGTGATAAACTATATTTATTTAAATCATTGAAACTGTTTAAATATAATGGTGGTGAACAAGCTGATTTAGATTCTGACAAAGCAAAGGTATCTGAAATAGAATTTGTAGTTAACAAAGATTATCCACAAACCAAAACATTTGATAATGTTGAATATAGTGGTAATTTTACTACGGATACTAACTTTGATTTGATATTATTTACTACAAAAAGACAAACTAGTGAAACATTGACTAGTGAAGATATTGATTACAGAGAGGATACTTATAAATTTGCAATCCCTCGTAATTCTTTGAAGCTTAATGAAGTAGAACAACTGGCTAACAAATCATACAAAGATAGGATGAAAGGAAAATATCTTATCTGTAATTATAAGTATGATTGCAATGGTGGTAATAAATTTAAAGTGCCATACATTAGTACAGCTTATAGATACTCAATGATATAATATGAAAAAGAAAAATAACAAAAATACTATACCAGCATATGCGTTTGGCATGGATCAGTTGTCAAACTACCTTGGTGGAGCTAATGTATTTGGCTCTGCCATTTCTGGTTTATCAGAAGAAGGTTCAACAGGTGATATTGCAGGTAGTACTATTGGCAGTGCAGCTTCGTTAGCCGGTGCTGGTCTCACTGTAGGTGGTCCTATTGGTGCTGCTGTTGGTGG